AAAAACCTAATTTGAATTTTTTTTCTCCTAAAACTCTATATTTATCTTTATTTATTGGTGCTATAATATCTGTCATATCACCTGTAATTGGTTGTGATGATGCGTTATACTGGAAAAAATCTGACCTTGGATATGTTATAGCTGCGGGATTTGATCGGTCGTAAAATAATACTAACCTAACCTCTAGTGGTTTTGGTAATGGATTAACGCTTGCGTTATATGGTTGTGGAAAAAATACTCCTTTTAAAATACAACTTTTTATTTTAACTCTATTACCATTACGCCCATTTTGTGCTGATGATTGATTAATAGAAATAGAACCAGGTTGTATTCCTAATAATATAAGATTTTCTGAATCATATAATGAACCTTGGGCTGGATAATAAAAATTATGTGATAAATCAAAACTTTCTGCTATTTTATTTTCTGTATTTATGGCAATCTGCCTCTTAACAACCTTTTTAACAGTTTTAATAGAAACTCTACGAGACTTTCTAACAGGTGTTTTTTTTGATTTTGTAAATTTTCTCCGTCCACGGGTAAATTTCATATATAATTTATACTTAGAAAAAAAATAAATTTAATTATTCTATAGTAAAATTAATTATAATAAATTCATTTAAAGAAATAAATTTATATACTAATTATAATATGAAAATCAAAAATAGTTCCAATAGTTCCGAGGATTTGGGTAATAATATTGTCAAATCCTCTAAGCAAATTTCTTGTTGTATAAGATGGTGTTTTACTTTTAATAATTATGAAGAAAATATAGTTCTAAAGTTCCAAGATTTATTAAAAATATTTTGTAAAAAGGCATTTTTTCATAGAGAAGTAGCACCCTCAACAGGCACTAAACATTTACAAGGTTATCTTGAATTTAAAAAAAAAAATAGACCTTTATCTGTGTTTGATAATAAAATTTTTAAAATTAATTGGGATAAAGCTAAAGGAACTCTAGAAGAAAATTGGGAATATTGTGGTAAAACTGCTAATGGTAAAATTGATTTCTCATTAGGAATTACAATACCCAAAAAAATTAAAATAATTACTAATCTAAAACCATTTCAAAAATCAATTGTTGATATTGTTGAAGGAGATGTTAATGAAGGTAAAATTATTTGGATATATGATAAAAAAGGTCAAATTGGTAAAACTGAATTATGTAGATATTTACATGTTAAATATAATTGTCCTTTTACTTATGGTGGTAAAAAAAATGATATTATCAATCTTGTATTTAATAATAAAAAATATATGTTAGATAATGATAAAGCAATAATGATTTATAATTTACCACGTGAAACAAAAAAAAATGAAATTTCATATCATTCAATGGAAGCAATAAGTGATGGCTGTATTGCTAATAATAAATTTGAAGCTGGTTGTTTTGTTTGTAATAAACCACATGTATTAGTTTTTGCTAATTGTCTCCCTTTAGTTGAATCAATGACTAAATCAAGATGGTTAATCAAATGTGTTGATGATGATGAAAACCTTATAGATTATATTGAGCCTGAAGAATTAGAAATTGATGATGAACTACAATTCTAAGATGTTTATATTAAATCTTTTACCCCTCCCGTACATGGTGCGGGTAAAAGATGTAATAAAAACATCTTTAGGTGATGTGATTAGTTAAAGATCTGTTGGGAACCGGTATTTAATCACTTATACGGGGTTAGGCTCCATTCCTATATTAAGATCTATCAAGTCCCTATTTAGGAAAAATTTAAGCATCTTCATATTCCAAATGTTGCATAAAAAATGCTCTTGCTGGTATAACTCCAGAACTTATGGTATCACCATTGGCAGCACAAATAATAACTTGCATAAATAATTTGCGTGTTGTTGGATCAGTATTGTTATCATTGAAAATAACATTTGATACCATATATTTTGTAATATTCCAATGTAATTTATAATTATATTTGAAATCATTATTTGCATATCTTTGAGCTGCGGCATCTGTTCCTGTTCCAGCATATTCTGAAAAACCTAATTTGAATTTTTTTTCTCCTAAAACTCTATATTTATCTTTATTTATTGGTGCTATAATATCTGTCATATCACCTGTAATTGGTTGTGATGATGCGTTATACTGGAAAAAATCTGACCT